AAATTTTTTTATGAACGCTTTACCAGAAGAAATCTTACGCTGCTTTAGAAAAGACTTTACCGAACATTTATCCTACGAAGAACTTCAACACTTAAAAAGATTAAAAAATTCTTTTGAAAAAAAAGAAAAGGTTGAAAAGATATCAAATGACTTTATGGCTTTTGTTAAAGAGATGTGGCCTGAGTTTATTCAAGGTAGACATCACAAAGAAATTGCAAAAAAATTTAATAAAATTGCAAATGGTAAATGTAAAAGATTAATTATTAATATGCCACCGCGGCACACGAAAAGTGAATTTAGTTCCTTCTTACTTCCAGCGTGGATGGTGGGACGTAAACCAAATTTAAAAATTATACAATCAACACACACAACTGAACTCGCGATCCGCTTCGGACGTAAAGCGAAGACTTTAATGGACTCACCAGAATACAAACGAGTATTCGATACTAGACTCAGAGAAGATTCGCAAGCCGCGGGTAAATGGGAAACAGAACAAGGTGGTGAATACTATGCAGCCGGTGTTGGTTCAGCAATCACGGGCCGTGGAGCGGATTTACTTATTATAGATGACCCACACTCGGAACAAGACGCAATGAATCCCGAAGCGCTGGAGCGTGCTTATGATTGGTACACGTCTGGTCCTAGACAACGTTTACAACCAGGTGGCGCGATTGTATTAGTTATGACGCGTTGGAGTACAAAAGATTTAACATCAAAATTAATTAGCTCACAAAAAAATATTAAAGCAGATAAATGGGAGATTATAGAGTTTCCAGCTATTATGCCATCCGGTAAACCGATCTGGCCAGAGTATTGGAAGAAGGAAGAGCTTGAAGGAGTTAAAGCATCTATTAGTATTGGTAAGTGGAACGCGCAATGGATGCAAAATCCAACAGCTGAAGAAGGATCTATTTTAAAAAGAGAATGGTGGAAGGTTTGGGAAAAACCTGGAATCCCACCACTACAACATATCATCCAAAGTTATGACACAGCTTTTTCTAAAAAAGAAACAGCAGACTATTCTGCGATTACAACGTGGGGAGTCTTTTATCCAAATGAAGATAGTCCTGCTCATTTGATTTTACTTGATGCATTTAAAGAACGACTAGAGTTTCCTGAACTTCGTAAAGAAGCATTGGAACAGTACAAATATTGGAATCCTGATACAGTTATCATAGAAGCAAAGGCCAGCGGTCAACCATTAACTTATGAGTTGAGAAAACTCGGAATACCTGTTATAAATTTCACACCTAGCAAAGGTCAAGATAAACACGCTAGGGTAAACGCTGTCGCTCCGATATTTGAGTCGGGGATGATCTGGGCGCCTGACGAAGAGTTCGCAGATGAGGTTATAGAGGAGTGTGCATCATTTCCGTATGGAGATAATGACGATTTGGTGGACAGTACAACACAAGCGATAATGCGTTTTAGACAGGCAGGATTTGTAAATATGCCTGACGATTACAAAGAAGATCCATTACCGCGAATAGATAAGGAATACTACTGATGGCACAAGATTATGATTATGCACAATTAATAGATGATTTTGAATTAGGTGCAGACGTTGGACCAGATGAAAGTTTAACAGATTACATAGAACGAAGACGTAGAGAGTTTGAATCGAAAGCGGACGGCGGATCGATTGGTATAGAAGTTTTATTTACAGACAAAATGAAAGACGGCGGTCGAGTCGGAATGTTATCAGGCGGAGCTTTAAAAGCTTTTGGCTCTGGTATTATGAAAGTATTTAGTAAAGGTGATGATGCAGTAGATCTTGCTAAACAAGAAGAGATATTTAGATCAGGCAATATCACAACAGATTTTTTAGAAAAGGTAGATCCAAAAGTTACGGAAAAATTTATTATAAGTAGAGATACAATGGGTCCTGGTGGTTATGGTCTGTATGATAATTTTGATGATATGCCTAATGGACTAAAGGCAGTAGAATTAATTAGTAGAATTAGATCAGCAGATGGTGGAATAAATTATGAAGCTGCTGAATTATTTATAGGTAAAAAATTAAAAGGTGATGAGACTGTTGATGAATTAATTAAAATGGTAATCACAGAAAAGAAAGCAGATGGCGGTCGAGTCGGATTGTTTATGGGTGGTGATCCATTAACAGGACAAGCATTATCAATTTACGAATCAATGAACTCGTATGGTTTTAGTGATCAAGAAATAGCAGATTCATTAAAAGCTAGAGGTTTGTATGATGTAACATCAACTACAACACCTGTTATTAACACAACAACACCTATAATTAATCAAGGTGGAGGCGGTGGTGGTGAACCACCTTCAGGACCAAGTTATAGTAGAGATGATGATTTAGGTACATCAGACTATCAAGGACCAGGTCCAGGTTTTTTTGAAAGTATTTTAGGAATTCCAGCTGCGTTGGTAAGTGCGTATGTAAAAAATTCACCAGTTATAAATTTTGCAAAAAGTATTTTTAAACCAAGAGTTGAAACTTTTTATACTCGACCAAATTTAGATGCAATTGCAAAAGAAAAAGAAAGACAAGAAAAAGAAAGAGCAGATTTTTTAGCAGCAGCACAAAGAACAGGTATTGCAAGTCAACTTGGTGGACCAGATGGAACAAGTGGTGGTAAATACGCTGGAGGAAAAGCGTTTGCATCTGCAAACCCTTATGGTGGTTCGGGCACAGACGATGATATGGGTGCAGATAGTTTTTTAAAAGATGGT